GGAACTGTTGACGAGGACTTTGCAACTAACTTAGTTACTTGGTCAGAAGTTATCAGAAAGACTTTCTATGATGGTGGTGTTGATGAGTTGATATCTACTAGAAGACTTGACCACATTGTTAAGGCTTTCGCAATCTTTAAGGACAAAATGAAGTCTATCGAAATGTGTGTTGCAAGGTTTGATGATGACACTAAAGAGTCTTTCATGGACTTATACACCAAGATTGATGCTGGTGTAAATCCATTAGAAGAAGTTACAGATATTCCAACTGTAGAACAAACTATTTCAGAAGAACCTCAATTTTAGGTTCTTCTAATAAAAATGGCTTAAAAGCCATTTTTATTTCAAACAGTTGCTACTTTCTGTCTAAATAGCAGGTAAACTAAAATTCAGTTTGCCATTAACAATAGGGTATTTAAAAGATTTGATTTCGCCTTTCGCATTTATCAAATAGTTTATACACTCATAAAATAAAAGGAGATGCCGACATGGCTTCTAAGAAAAACGGAATGAATCCATTCCAATCAATACGAACTTTACCAACATTAAAAACTTTATCAGAAGTAATCACTTTCAAAGATAAGTCATATATTGACGAGTCTTTTATGTCAGAGGGTCGCTGGAGTATAGAAGATGAATTATCATATGTACTAAATCTTTTAAGAGGTTTATGTATAACTCCACTAATTGTTGCTGATGCACAATCTTGTTTAAATTATTGTAGAATAGTTAGTGACAAATCTTCACAACAATATTTTTCTGAAGTAATTAAATTAGGTAAAGAGAAAGTTACTTGCGATAGTAATAACAGACAAACTACTTTAAGAAAATTATTAAAAGGTGAAATATTAATTCCAAAAGGTAATTATAAAATAAATAATGCAAATGGTTCTTATGATTTATCATTATCTGAAAACACTTCATATAATGATTTAGACTCACATGATAAAAATATTATTGATAATATTCCTTTATTAGTAATTACAATCACAGAAGCCTCAAGAAGAAATCTTGCAGATGTTTTTGATGCTGTTAATAAGGGTGTTACACAAAATGCACAAGAGATAAGACAATCTTGGCAGTCAGACATTGCACAACCAATTAGAGTTTTATCTAGGAAGTTGCACTCAGCCTTTTTAAATACTAAGTTGGCAACTCAAAAAGAAATCAATAGAAGAAATGTTGATGAGTTTATTGTTGATTGCATACACTTCATAATACATGGAACATCACAAAAATTCAACAAACCTAATAGAGATAGTTATTATGTTGAAGAATCTTCTGGTACTTCTAAAGTAACAGCTGTTGAAGATATCTTAAACAAGATATGGTTTCCAGAAACAGATGATGGTTCTCCATATAAACTTACAAAGAGAACTATGTTTGTAAATTTTATGTTAAGACATTTCTTAGATGAAAATGATATGAAAATTAAAAAACAAAAAGACTTTGATAAGTGGTTATATGCTTTAGATTTTGAGATGCAAAATAACAAAACTAATCCACCTAAACTAGTGCTTGAAACTGGAATATCTTATGAGTATAAATCTGCTGGTAGATTTCATGTTGATTTTATAGAATGGAACTATAACTTATGGTTAGAGGAATTAAACCATTATGTTGAAACTTCTGGAAATATTATTGAATTGGATAAAACTAGATTGGCTACACCATCTGAAAAGTTAGAACTTTGGAATATTCAAGATGGTGTTTGTCCAGAAACAAATGAAATAATTCCTTACTACGAAATATTAAATTATAAAAAATGGCAGGCTGACCACATTGATTTACATTCAAATGGTGGGAAGACCACTCTTGATAATCTTAGATTAGTTAGTGCTAGTTGGAATTTAGGAAGAAGTAAGAAAGCTACAATTGATATAACACTATAAAAAAATTCTATATAGGGCTTGTAATTTAGTGTTACAAGTCTTATATATAATAGGTGATGCCATTAAGGGTCACTAATACAATCTTGCTTTTAAAAGGAGAAACAAAATGGTAAGAACTAAACTAAATCTATTCGATAATTTAAATCAACTAAAAACATACAGCGTAGGTTTTGATAGACAGTTTAATCGTCTAAACGATTACATGACTCATCAACAACAATCTACAGGCTTTCCGCCTTATAATATACAGAAAATAGAGGACTTCAAATATACTATTGAACTGGCACTCGCAGGCTTCACCAAAGATGAAGTAGAAGTAGAAGTCGCAGATGGTATACTTACAGTTCGTTCTGTAAAAGAATCAGAAGATGTAACTGATGAATGGACACTACATAGAGGAATCTCTTATAGGAAGTTCAATCGTAAGTTCACACTTTCAGATGACGTTGTAGTCAATGATGCTAAGTTAGAGAATGGTCTTTTGACAGTCGAACTAGAACAGATTGTTCCAGAAGAAAAGAAACCTAGACTCATTAAAATTAAATAAAATAAAAATGAAATAGGGGTTGACAAAGCCCCTATTTCATGTCATAATGACTATATTAAATCCATACAAGGAGAAACTATATTATGGGAATCAAAATATTCGACCTACCACCTAATGGTCTAAAAGATGGTGCAATTGCAGACATAAATTCAGAACAATCTATTTCAACACCAAATGAAGTTCTTTCTAGAAATGTTGAAAAAGATGGATCAGAAACTAAAGTTATTAAAAATGATGAAGTAGGGCCTGCTATTCGTGGAGATATTGTTACTGAACAAACTTCACCAGAAGACCCTCCAGTCAGAAAGTATGTTCAGTATGATGCAAATGATAATATAGTATCTTCAGACCCAGAGGGTTCAGATGAATTTGCAGCTGCAGTTGGAGAACAAGGTCAAGGTGGTGTTAAAGCATCAATGAAAACCAAAATGGCATTACATATGTTAAGAGTAGAACTTCCTATGGAAGTTATTGATGAAATCAATTCTCATATTGATGAAACTACTACAGAAGATGCAAGTGGTGGTTTAGTTGGTCAAATCAATCAAAATGATAAGTCAGCACAACTTGTATTTAACTTAACAGATGAAGTTGGTCAATTAGTTAAAAATCAAATTGATTTATATGGTAAGTCTTATGTCAATAAAGGTTTTGGTAGAGATGTAACTGCTGATGCATTTGAGGCTTGGACAGTACATAGTTATGCTGGAGATTTTAATCCATTACATAGTCATGGTGTAAGAACATCAGCTGGTTTATCTTGTATTCTATATCTTAAAGTTCCAGAACAAATTGAAAATATTGCAGACCCATCTGAAGAAGGTCTAACTCTAAATCAATCAAGTGGAACTGTAGATGGATTCACATACTTTACTTGGGGTGATGGAGATATACAAGATGCAAATAGATTCAGGCCTGTTACAGAAGAATATGTAAAACCAGAAGTTGGAACTATGTTGATATTTCCAAATTGGTTAAGACACGCCGTTATGCCTTTTTATGGTGACGGAGAACGTAGGACTTTTTCTGCTAATATGAATATTTTTGAGAACTCAAGTTTTGAAAATATGTCAGAAGAAGATAAAATGAAACACATTGAAATGATGAGGAAATAGTGAAAAACATTGATTACAAATATGATGAAGATAAGGCTTTACTAGAACTAAAGTCTTATATTGATAATACTTATGACGCCCATTACAGTCAAAATAAGTTTCAGGCAACTGAATTTATAATTGATGGTGGTCATGGTGAAGGGTTTTGTATCGGTAACATACTGAAGTATGCACAACGATATGGAAAAAAGAATGGTAAGGATAGAAAAGACTTGCTAAAAGTAATACATTATGGTATAATAGCATTATACACAAATAAATTGGAGAAATTAAATAATGAAACTAAGTAATCACACAACTTCTGTATTGAAGAACTTTGCAACTATTAATCAAAATTTAGTGATTAAACAAGGCAACACAATCGCAACAATGTCTGCAATGAAAAATATCGTTGCAAAGGCTGAAGTCGAAGAAACATTTCCACAAGAAATGGCAATCTATGACTTGAATGAATTTCTAGGTGCATTGTCTTTGTTTACTAGCCCAGTTCTTGATTTTAATGGTAGTCATGTTATGATTAGTGAAGAAACTAAACCTACAACTAAAATGAAGTATTTTTATTCAGACCCATCTGTTGTTACAAGTCCTAGTAAAATGATTACTATGCCTTCTGAAGAAGTTAAGTTTACTATGAGTAATGAAGACTTATCTAAACTGAAACGTGCTGCAGCTGCAATTGGAGCTCCAGACATGGTTCTTGAAAGAAAAGATGATGTTTCTTCTCTTACTGTAAAAGACAAAAAGAATGATACTGCAAATAATTATTCTCTTGATGTTGATACGAATGGAGATGGTCAGTTTAACTTCTTTTTCAAAGTAGAAAACATGAAGTTACTTGATGGAACTTATGATGTAGAAATCTCATCTAAAAAAATAAGTCACTATAAAAATAAAAACTCTGATATAGAGTATTGGATTGCACTTGAGCCTGAATCATCTTACACAGTTTAAGTTGAAAGGATTATATTATGGAAACTTTTTTGTGGGTCGAGAAATATCGACCAACTAAGATCAATGACTGTATCTTACCAGACGAACTGAAAAAGACTTTCGGTTTGTTTGTGCAAGATAAACATATACCAAATCTAATATTGTCTGGAGGCCCAGGTGTGGGTAAGACCACAGTTGCAAAAGCAATGTTAGATGAAATTGGTGCAACTTATATGATGATAAATGGTTCTGAAGAATCTGGTATTGATGTACTTAGAACTAAAATCAAAAACTTTGCATCAACTGTTTCACTTGAGGGTGGTAGAAAAT